AAAAGAGGTGCGTCATCTGGATGTACCATTGTAAGCATACCAAGAAACATCTTTTCTCTTTTGGCTGGCATCATATTATCACCTGCTCCACCTTTTGCAAAGTACTTAAAGTTATTTTTTACCTGCTTTTGAATGACTGCAGGTGAAGTTGCTTCAGGTGCTTTTTTATATTCTGGTGCGCCAGGTGGTAAATTAAATTCTATCTTATCATCATATGCACCGCGTAAAACCATTTGAAGCGCGTATGAATTCCATTTGTGAAGTAGTTGTACCTTTTCTTCACGTGTTTGCACAGCACCAACTTCTGTTAGTGCTTCATGCAATGTATGATTATTTGGGTTTAGCATTTAAAAGTCCTCTATAGATTCAATCAAAAGTTTACATCGTTTTTGTATTAGATAATTCAAAACTTTACTTTTTGATGGTAGATTATAATTACTAAATGTATTTATAATATTTCTTTTTAGATCATCTGGAGTTTCACTTAAATCAATAACCTGTTTATTTCTACAATAGTTACGATACCATGATGCAGCATACAATAATTCACCTTCTTCAAGGTCTTCAATTATTGCATCCATCTTTTTTCTAGTCATAGGTGATTGTCTATCACCTTTAACGAATGTATCATCGGCAGATAAGACATTAGGTACACCGTCACCAGCATCACCTTTCAGTATATGTTCCATAAGATACAATCTTGGATTTTTTTCAACTACAGCCTTTTTAGTCATAGGACTGAATTGAGAAACATTTTTAAACTTTTGAAGTTGTTTAAAATCATGGTCAGCAGATACAATCATGACTTCTTCATGCTGGCCAAATTCTTGTGTGTTATGTACAAGCGTACCGATAATATCATCGGCTTCACATCTTTCTTCATGTATAACAATATATGGAAAGTTTTCTTTGATTTCTTCTCTTACACGAGTAATAATATCAAAGATGTTAGCCCAATCAAGACTGGATTCTTCCCTGCCTTTTCTACGGTTATGTTTGTATTCAGGGAATACTTCTTTACGCCAAGAACTATTATCACAAGCTAGGACCATTTGTCCATACTTGTCACGGTATTTCTTATTGTACATACGGATTGAATTGAGGATCATATGACGGATTAGCTGCTCGTCAATATTCATCCTTTGGGTTATAATGCCTGCAATGGCAATAGCGCTGTAATCTAAAATAATCATAATATAATTATACCAAAGTTTTTACTGAATGTACACCATTATTTTCAGTTTATTTATCTTTTTTTAAACTTTTTATTGCGGTGTCAATAGCACCAGACATATCATTCATCATCTCATGGAAAGGATGATGTTGTTCATCTTCTTCATCTGCCTGTCTTCTTACCGCGGCATATGCAAGATTTGTCAATACTTTAATATCATCTTTAAGTTTTTGATCTATTTCATAATCTCTATCTTCCATGATTTGATATAAAACTTCAGATACTACTGCAACCGTATCGAGATCATAAGCTATTCCCGCCGGAGGACGAGTTAGCTCAACAGGAAATTCAATTACTTCACCCATTGATTCCTCCAAGATGTTTTGCATGTATTTTGCATCCTATAAATTCATTATAGTATTTGTCATTAAGTAGTACATCTTTTTCAAATTGTAGTTTAGCTTCAAAATATGACATTTCACCTTTAGTCTTACATAAGCGTAAGATTATTCTTTTGAACTCTTTTTCACCTTTGCTTTCAACCAGTGAATTAACTTTTTCACTGGAACCAAAATAACTTTTCCAATCAGACTCAGTACGTGTACGCACCCGTCTTTTACGACTTTTAGTAATCGGCAAAGTCTTTGGCTTCCAAAAATTTTTTTTACCAATGTACCTACACCCAGTATCAAGCTCCACAACTTCATAAACAAAGCCTTGATAATCTTCAGGGGTTTCGTTAAATACTTCATCATTGTAATACCACATAATGGTATTTATTCATCTTCTTCATATTCATCTTCGTCTCCTTCTTCTTCATCGTCCTCGTCTTCCCATAGGTCTTCTCCACACGATGGACAAAAGTTGAGTTCATGATCTTCTGGATCATCGAACTTTACGTCAAACTTCGCACCACAGTAATCACACTCTTCCATATCTCCTCCTTATGATAAGTCTCGTGACAAAATAAAGCTTTGTAATTCTACAAAGCCGCCTATCATCTTACCATCAATAAAAACCATTGGAACAGTTCTCCATCCGTTGGCGTCTTCAAGCACTTGGTCTCGGTCAATATCTTTACCGATAACCAAATTCTCGTATTCTAAACCTTTTACTTTCAATAAAGCTTTAGCCGCCTCACAATAACTGCAAGGCGGCGATTCTTTAGTGTATAATTTAATTTCCATTAAATCTCTTTAAGAAGCTTTTTAAACTTCTTTTTACTTTTACCACGGATCTTCATTTTTTTAATAGCATCAAGATTAGAGGTATCTTCACCGACTACCACAAATGCAATCATTCCCATAGTTGCATGTGGAGTACATTGGTATAGGTACACACCAGGAGTATCAAATGTGATTGATACTTCGGCATTGTTTTTACTCTTCTTTGGAATTTCCCAACCCTCAGGGCCTGCAAGAAAATGTACATTATGTCCCTTAGATGTTGGTACCCAAGTAAGAGTATCACCTACATCGATACGAGCGATATCTTCACTATACACCATTTTTTCTTTATCACGCTTGTTTAGCATTTCAATAGTCATATCCGCGGCATTTGCAGATACTACCATTCCACCAAACATGCAAACTAACATAAAAATTAAATAAAAATTTCTCATTCTTTTTCCTTCTATTATATTTCACATCCACCGGCGGTACAAGCTAACTCTTGTGAACCTACCGTTGTATCTTGAGTTTCATAGCCGGCTAACGCAGACCAATCAACGTTCTTTGGCATTTTTGCCAACATATCTTTATAAGCTTCAATATCACAATCTTGATATGGAGCCTGCTGATATGTATGCTCACTAAATGGTAAGAATGAAACTCCACTCATCCATTCAAAGTTTTTATGAACCCATGCACCGACTTCCATCCATTCATCTTCTTTAACAGAAATAGTCACAGATGGTTTGTGTTCACACCAATGTTTTTGATATGACAACCAAAGTTCTAATTGTTCAATGGCAGTCATATCTGTACGGAACACTGCGTGATCCGGTGCTTTCATTGGAAATGAAAATACAGATGTATGGCCTGGATTCATCATATCGTCTTCAACTGGAAAACCAGCATCAACCATCATTTGCGTGAGAGGATCTTTTTTATCGCCTCTAACGGTCCTGATATAATAAGGATTATGCCGAGCATGTATTCCTGAAGCCGCATCAACAAGTTGCGATACAGTTCCACTAGGCTTGACACACGTAATCGCGGCACTCTGCGGTATGCCAATCTCCTTAGCAATCTTTGCATTTGTTTTAATAGCCCTTTCTTTAAGTTCTTTGAGAAGAGAATCAAGATCTCCTTTTTTACCATTAGTTAAAGGATTGTCCATGATTCCAGTAATTGATACACCTAGCAATCGTTCTTCTTCACAGTTCTTTCTCCATTCTTTACTTACATATTTAAAGTTTGTAAGAGTTGATTGAAATGTTCCAAGAACGGCAGCAAGCTCTACCTTTTCCAAAAGAGTTTCCTTTGTATCTTCAGGTCTTACAACAACCTCGGAAAGATTACAGAACTCACGGTCACGAAGAATGATTTCACTACATGGATTAGTTCCATACTCATGACCTTCGGTATTACGTCTACCGTTTCTTGCAGCTTGCTCAGTTGCAGATGCACGGTTGAATATACCTCTTTCACCTGATTTGGAATCATAGAGTGCTTTCCACTCATCCATGAATATACCCATGTCAGGCTTTTCTGTATAGCATGCAGAGTTGTTTGCAAGAGCTCGTTGACCTTCATTTTCCCACCATTGTCCTGATTTAGCGTGCCTCATTCTGTCGTCAGAAAGGTTTGATAGTGAGATCAAAGCTGATCTCCTTACACCACCGACAACAACGATTTCTGCAATCTTACATACGATATCATGACATTCAATAGAACTTAGTTTTCTACCTGCAGCTCTTTTAAATATTTCAGATGTAAATTTAAATAAGCCGTTCAATGGCTCAGGTCCTGATGCTCTACCACCAAAAGTTTTAAGTGGTGTGCCAGCAGGTCTGACTTTACTCAAATCCCATTTTGGAACTTGTCCGATGTACAACAGACCAACGAGTTCTTTGAATGCTTTAGACCAACCTAATTTAGAATCGGCAACTTGAATAACTGTATCAGTTTCAAAAAACTCTTCTGCTACAACAGGTAGCTTTGAAACAAATTGTCTTTCAACTGAAAAACCTACACCTGTTCCATTCATCAATACGTACAAGATTTCATCAAAAGCTTGTACTCTATCAATTGCTACATATGAACAATTGTATCCTGCAATGTTTTCTCTTTTTAACGCTTCACCTGCCGTCATCAAACACCGCATAGAGGGCATTACTTTACATTCCAAAATCGCGTTTTCTAATTTGTCTTTTAGTGATTTATTAATTTTATACCCGTGCATTTCTTCCATGTGATCTTGGAAAAAGTCAAAGTATCTTTCTATAGTTTCTCCCCAAGTTTCCCTGCGTCCTTTTTCTGGAAGCCAACGGGAATATCTTGACAAGTGAATAAACTCTTGATAAAGAGTCGGCAAGTGGTTACTTGGCATTAATCTCTCCTGCTTATAATATATTAAAATTTGTAGTTGTAGGTTTATTTATTTTTTTCGACTTTTCTCGATGGCCCTTGAGCCAAACCAAAATGAAATAATTGCAGCAAAAATTGCTTTTGTTTCATCATCCCATAAGAGGTTTATAGCCTCAGCAAAGTCGGTACCTTTTTCAAGCGCTTCCATAAGAAGCACTATCTCAATCGTGCAGAATAGCCCGAAGAAGGCATAAGTGATAACTGGACGTACAGATCTTTGCAAAGCACTGATCC